AAGAATTTGAAGACAATCTCAAATTTCTCAAAACAGAAAAAACACGTTTAGATACAAATATCAAAACTATAGAATTATGGCTAGAAACACCTAACGCATCTGAACAATTAAAAGACGTAAACGCCAGACAAGGAACAAATTGGACTTTAACAAAACTACGTGATGGTTTGCCAAAGTTTAAAGAAAAACAAAAACTTATACAGAAAAATGTAGAAGTGTCAGAATCCGCTTTTAAAAAAGCAAAAGAAGATAACAAAAATGCTCTTGGTTTTCTTGAACAGGACTTAGACGCCGCTAAAAAAGAGTTTGATTTAGCAAAATTTCAATTTCGGCAAGGCATAATTGATGAGGCAACCCGTAGCGCTGCGGAAATAAAAGTTAAAAGCATAGAAACCGATAAGAAAAAAATAAAAGAAAATGGCGAACTTGCGTTTGTTGCGGCTGGTACACCTGGAACCCGCGCTAGTTATGCCTTTAAAGTTTCGCAACCATCTACCTCGACTACTGCTAAACCTGGGTTTACAACATCACAGGTAGGAACATTATTGTCTACAAGTGGTCCAGGTATTGTTGCTACTAAAAGTACTGGTCCTACCCCCGCTACTGGCACTACGTCTACTGCTGGTACTACGTCTACTGCTGGTACTACTGGCGCAGGAACTGGCGGCATGGATGTTGGGGCAGGTGATGTAGGTGCGGGAGTAGGTGTTGCAGCCGCCCCAGTAGTAGATGTAAACAAACGAAAAGCATTTGTCACCGAACAACTGGCTGCCCGCGGTTTAGAAAATACCGCAGCGAACCGAGAAATGTTACGCAAAGAATACAAAACAACAGCCGCCACAGCCACAACAGAACAACCAGCGACAGTTAGCGCAGCATGGGAAACAACATTTCGAACACAATTCCCAGCACAATCATGGTTACTTGATTTAGACCGCACCAAATACCCTGACCTATTTAATTTATTAAACAAAGCCGTAGCAGAAAAATACACCCCTGAACTATTTGCTGCACAGGTAGTTGCTACAGACTTTTACAAAGAACTATCAACATCAAAACAACTAAAAACCATTCAATCCCTGGTCGGGACACTAGGTTTTGAAGACACCAATTTTCTTAAATTTGTATCCGATTCAATTAACATGGGATACGAAGGAGACATCCTTAAACAAAAAGTTTACAGCGAAGTATTCAAAAAAGACGAATCAGGCAACTACGTCAACCCAACAGCGTTGGCTCGCACCCAAAAATCTGCAGAATACATCAGCACACAAAACATCGCCAAAGCATTCTTCAACCGAAACCCAGCAGACTCCGACATCGAAAAAGTTTTAACAGGTCAAATGCTCACATCTGACTACGAACGCCAACAAAGAGAGTTCGCCAAAACACGCTACGGACATCTATCAAACCTGCTAGACCAAGGCATGACATTAGAAAGCATCGCATCCGCATACCAAACCACAGCATCAAGACTCCTGGAACGCAACATCAATGACATCGATATGTCCACAGGCGCATTTGAACAGGCTGTATCGTTCGGCGAAGAAGGCAAAAAGCGTTTAATGACAAACAGCGAATGGGAAAAACTATTACGCTCCGACCCACAGTACGGTTGGGAAAGAACCAGCAACGCTAAAGATGAAGCACGGGCTTTGTCGGCTAATATTGCCCAAGCGTTCGGAAAGATTATCTAATGTCAATGACACCAGAAGACCTACAAGCCCTATCTGAAGCACGTGGTCGCCCCATCACGGCACCTACCCGCGATTTTACTGCCGAAATCGCTGCGGCTTACGCACCAAAAGAAGCGGCTTACGGTCTAGGCAGACAACCTGTTAGAGAAATAGAAACAGAAAACGAAGTACCAGTCAGACCAACTAGTCGCCCAATCTCGTTCCTGCCACCATCCGATGACGGTGAAACAGCCACAACAATCCTCACCAACACCCTCAAATTTTATGGGCTAGACGACCCAGAACTAGTCAACGAAATCCGTGCAGCGCTCGCAAACCGAACCATCACAGGCTCATCAAGCATCGACGAAATCGGTATCCAACTACGAGAATCACCAGCATTCAAACGACGATTCGTAGCAAACGAACAACGCCGAGCAGCAGGCAAACCCGTCTACTCTGTGAGCCAACTACTCCAACTTGAATCACAATACCGAAGAAACCTACGAGACTCAGGAATGCCAGCAGGGTTCTACGACGACCCGACATCACTAACAAACTTCATTGTCAACGATGTCTCCCCAGACGAAATCTTGGCACGAGTAACACAGGGCTATCAGGCTGTACGCAACGCCGACCCAACCGTAGTCAACGAACTAAAAACGCTATACAACCTCGATGACGGCTCAATCGCAGCGTTTTTCCTAGACCCACAGAAAGCCCAAGACAACATCCTGCGTGCCGCCAGAGCCGCTGAGGTTGCCGCACAAGCCCGCAAACAGGCAGGCATAGCCTTAACAGCCACATCCGCTGAACAACTAGTTCGCCAAGGTGTAAGCGAAGCCCAAGCAGAAGCAGGATTCACCACCCTCAGACAAGAAGAAAGTCTATACAGACCATTGATGGGCGAAGAAGGCATCACCCAAGAAGAAGCCATCGCAGGCACACTCGGCACAAGCGCTGAAGCAGCCCAACGAATAGCAACAAGGAAACGTCGCCGCAAAGGAACATTCGAAGCAGGCGGAAAAGTTAGCCTTACCACAATCGAATAGTGAGATAGTTGACAACACCAAACAAGGTGTGTAATATCGAACGTGATACGAAAGTAGGAACCTACACAGGAACCCCCCAGCCTGTGTGGAGCAATTCGGGGTGACAAATCAATAGCAGCCATCACATACCTCTGATGTGATGTGGGCAGAAACGGAGAGTGCCATATGTCAGAGTTTGACAACTACGACAGCGAAGACCAGATAGAAGAATCCGAAACCCGAAACCCAGTTAGGGCAAGGATGAAGCAACTGGAAAAGGAAACCGCAGAACTGCGAAAGCAAGTAGCGGAAGCCGAAGCAGCGAAACGAGAATTAGCATTTGTTAAAGCAGGTATCGACCCGCTCCAACCGATGTCAAAATATTTCGTTAAAGCATACGACGGCGAACTTGACCCAGAAGCAATCCGTCAGGCTGCTGTAGAGGCGCAATTGATTAGTCCACCCCAGAACCAACCATCTGCGGATGAGATGCAAGCATGGCAGCGAACCAACAAAGTCGCCGCTGGAAGCCAAACATCTCAACCACCAGTAGATTGGGCACGAAGGTTAAACGAAGCAACTACGCCACGAGAAGTAGAACAAATTTTGTCTGAGGCACGGGCAGCACAAAACTAATATCCACCTCAAAACAAAAGGAATAAATAATCATGGCAGGCGAAACACAACTCTCGTCCGTGTCTGTAGACCAGGTAGCATTTGACCGTCTTGCGTACTTCGCATTGCGTTCAGAACTCCTGTTCGACCAGGCAGCAGACGTACAACCAGTCCAACAGGCAATGCCTGGAACTGGTGTCACATTCACCATCTTCGCAGACATCGCAGCAGCGACATCTACGTTGAACGAAGTAACTGACGTAACACCAACAGCGCTCTCAGACAGCCAGGTAACTGTAACTCTGAACGAATACGGTAACGCAGTAGTAACAACCGCAAAACTGCGCGGAACAGCATTCTTGGATGTTGACTCAGCAGCAGCAAACATCATTGGTTACAACGCAGGCGATTCAATGGACCAAGTTGTCCGTGAAGTTCTCGCTGCAGGAACCAACGTTGTTTACGCAACAGGCGGTTCAACAACCCCAACAAGCCGCGAATCAGTTTCGGCAGATGACATCCTTCACGCAGACGATGTACGCAAAGTTGTTGCACAACTTCGCGCAGCAAACGTCGCAACGTTCGATGGTTCATACATGGGCTACATCCACCCAGACGTATCGTACGACTTCCGTTCGAATACTGACGTGTCGGCATGGCGCACACCAGCAAACTACGTAAACCCAGAGGGTATCTACAATGGCGAAATCGGCAAATTTGAGTCGGTACGTTTCATTGAGACACCACGAGCCAAGAAGTTTACTGACGCATCGAACGGAACCAGCACAACTGGAACCATCGACGTGTACTGCACACACATCATGGGTCGTCAGGCTCTTGCAAAGGCTTACGCAACACAAGACGGCAACGGCGCTGTACCAAAAATCGTTCGCGGCAACGTGACCGACATTTTGATGCGTCTCCAACCGCTTGGTTGGTACTGGCTTGGTGGCTACGGTCGCTTCCGCGAGGCTTCGCTTCGTCGAATTGAATCGGCATCATCAATCGGTTCTAACTAGTAGCACTTAATAAGCGACAGCCCCCTGCTTCGGCGGGGGGCTTTTGCTTTTGCTATACTCGTGACGTTGAAAGGTTTATATGTCTATTTCGAACTACGCTGAAAACAAAATTCTTGACCATGTAACAGGCGAAGCCGCTTGGACTATGCCAACAACTGTTTATGTAAAACTTCATACGGGCGACCCTGGTGAGGCTGCAACATCAAACGCTGCATCAGAAACAACACGTAAGGCGGCTTCTTGGTCGGCTGCATCTTCTGGTTCTATTGCGACCGATGCAACCCTTGAATGGACTAACGTTGCGGCTACTGAAACAATCACGCATTGGTCTTTGTGGGATGCTTCTACTTCAGGTAATGCTTTGTGGACTGGTGCTTTGTCGTCGTCTGCGGCTGTTACTGCTGGCGATACTTTTCAGATTACTTCCCTTACGCTGTCCCTCGATTAGTCGTAGGGGGTAAACCCTATGGCACAAACAGCAGTTACTGGTTATGTAGAACCGTTTGTTGATACACACCCGTTTTATCGTGGCACATACTTTCGTGTAGTTACACGCACAGCGACGGGCGCTGGTGATGGCACATCATCTGTGGCGCATGGCGCATCACAAACACGTTTAGGTCAACTCACCGATTTTAGTTTCCCGTATCTTACGGGTGGTCGTTTCTATCTTGGTGTTCGTGCAGTTATTACTGTTACCGCAACCGCTTCAGGTTTAGGTACTGCTTCTTCTTTAGCGAATGTTTTGCGTCAACGCCAAGCAACAGGTTCAGGTACAGGCACAGGTACTGCGACACGTATCGTTGTTGCTGTCCGCACCGCCACAGGTTCAGGCGTTGGCACGTTCGATTCAACAGGTTTGCATATCGCACCACGAACCGCCACGGGTTCAGGCACAGGCACAGCAACAGTTGTTGGGGTGCTCATCCCTGTTCGCACCGCTACAGGTTCAGGTGTCGGGTCTGGTACAGGTGTTGACATAGTTGTAAGTGTCCGAACTGCCACAGGTTCGGGCGCAGGAACAGGCACAGGTGTCTGGTTGTTGACATCTATCCGTACCGCTACAGGTGATGGTTTAGGTACACAAACTTCTGTTGGTGCAAGAATTAACCGTCGCACAGCCACAGGTTCAGGTACGGGTACAGGCACCGCTAGTTGGGTTAAGTCACATATTTTCCGTGTACCAAACACATCAACATATGCGTTCGCAACAAGATACGCCGAAGGCGAAGACAAACTGTTCGCACACACCCCGCAAGGAATCAGAGCATACAACCTGTATAAACTGACAGACAACACCTACCAGATAACAGACCCACGTAGACCAGAACTGATAGCAAAAGTGTATTACGGTGGTCACGACATTTTCTTAGACGACACAGAAGTAGCAGAACTAACAGCAGCAGGATACGGAGCGAGCATCACATAATGCCCACATTTAATCCACCGACAGACAACCTAGTTATCCCCGTAATCGTCGGGGAATACATGGACGGACAATACTTAGCCAAAGAACAACGCCGAGCAAACAAACTAGGAACACACATCCCGCCGTCACCCCGCGGCAAAAACATTTATCTATTAGCAAACAACTCGTACACAGACAAACAACCATCAGATATGACAACAGTTACAAAAACATATTATGGTGGACACGGCAACGAAATAACTACAGAGGAAGCAGCGGCGTTAACAGCCGCAGGATACGGGAGTTACATTACGTGAAACATAGGGAAACACACCCCAATCTGGATGTCGAAGGATGTTTCGGATGCAGAATAGCGGGAATCAGAATGGCAACAAACAGCACTACATCACGTGGCGCCAAAGTTGCACAAGTTAACGCAACCGAACGAGGTTGGAAAAAAGATATGCCCGCATACAAACGGCTACGTGCCAACGGTCTACAACCAAAACGCATAGACGGTGCAGCAGAAGTAGAAAGGCGGGCGCAGGAATCATGGCAAGTGGAAACGGGCATCCTACCAAATACCTAAACCTTGTCGGCGTAAACATACCCGAAGTTGGTTACGGCAAAATGGTTCAAGGTTTACGTCAAGCGTTATCTAAACACGTCACGTTCGACGACTTCGCAGAACACACAGTTTTCGCCTTAAGACCAAACATGATTAAAGGCTGGCAAAAACAACAAGTTGCCCACCTGCTAACAATGTGGGAAACAAACTGGCTACCACCAGAATTCTCTCTATACTTGAGCAGTTTCAAAACAGTTCTAGTACCAAGTTTACATAACTGGGAACTGTTCTCCGACTACCACGACAACGTTCGGGTTATCCCACTCGCAGTAGACCGCACCATCTGGTACCCGCAACCACATAAACCAAACAAAAAGTTTAAACTATTATGCGGCGGCTCCGAATGGTTCCGCAAAGGTTTAGATGTCGTACTAGAAGTATTCAACAAACTCCAGTTACCCGACGCAGAACTACATATCAAAATAGTTCCACCACATTTGTTCGCACCAAACGATTTAGAATACCCGAACGTCATAGTTCACCGCCAATGGATGACCGTCGAAGAAGAACGAAACCTGGTATCATCCGCCGACGCATTCATATCCGTATCCAGAGGCGAAGGATTCGGACTGATGCCCCTACAAGCAATCTCATCAGGTATCCCAACTATCCTGTCCGACGCTCACGGTCACAAAGAGTTCTCAGATTTAGCCACCCACAGAATCCCAACCACAAGTGTTCCAACAGCCAAAGGCGTATGGCAAAACATGGGCGACTGGGATGAACCAGACCAAGAAGCAATAGCCGAAGCCATCAAAGACATCTATAACAACCGTGACAAATACCGTAAACAAGCCGAACAAACAGCACCCCAAACAGAAGCATTCAACTGGGACACATCAGCAAAACAACTGTTACAGATAGTTAAACCATCTGAAAAAACTGTGCCAAACAAATGGAAACCGTTAGAGCCAATCTGTGAAATTCAAGTTAAACGCCGTGTCCGTGCAGACATCGGGGACCATCGCATAGATTTGGCACCTGGCGTTAAACACCGTGTAGTATTGAATGTGAAAAACGCTTTAAAAAACTCAGGCGACCTATTGGAGACACCATGAAAAAACCTGTATGGGAAACTAAGAACCCTAACAAGAAATCTAAGAAACTTTCCCCAGCGAAAAAAGCGGCAGCGAAAGCATCAGCGAAAAAAGCAGGGCGACCATACCCAAACCTGATTGACAATATGAGGGCAAGCCGTGGCTAAAACACCAGCGTGGCAACGCAAAGAAGGAAAAAATCCTGCGGGCGGACTCAACGCTAAAGGTCGTGCATCAGCCAAAGCGCAAGGCATGAACCTGAAACCACCCGTGTCAGCAGCCCAAGCAAAGAAATCACCTAAAGCAGCGGCACGCCGCAAATCGTTTTGCGCTCGCATGGGCGGTATGCCAGGACCTATGAAAGATTCGAAAGGCAGACCAACACGTAAGGCTTTGGCTTTACGTAAATGGGATTGCTGATTATGGTAATCTTTCTATCTCACTAACGAAAGGACCGTTATGCCAATGGTAGGAAAGAAAGAATTCCCTTACACTAAAAAGGGTAAAATGGCTGCCAAAATGGAAGCCAAGAAAACTGGCAAGCCGATGATGAAGGCTAAAAAGAAAAAGTAAATGACAACAACAGCAGTAGTCATTGATAGGACATTGCGACAACTTTTATCAGGAACGGTAGAAGCCCGCAATAAACTAACTACAACACTCACATCTTCGGGTACGAGTGTTGTAGTTGACTACCCGCTGGAAGGGTTACGTTCTGGTCAGGTTTGTGAAATAGATTCAGAACTCATGTACATTTGGGCGACAGACGTAGCAACAAAAACGTTGACAGTTCAAAGAGGATTCAACAACACAACAGCCGCAGCACACACCGCTGGTGCCGTAATCACCATCAACCCAAGGTTCCCTCGGGCACAAATATTGGAAGCAGTTAACGACGAACTATCAGATTTGTCGTCACCGATGCACGGACTGTTTCAAGTGAAAACTTTGAACATCGACTACAACGGTTCTGATGCGATGATAGACCTAACGAATGTGACAAGTATCATAGATTTGTTAACAGTTTCGGTTAGGTACATGACAGACGACTACCCTATTGCCCGCAAAATTCGTCTTATTCGCGACCTACCAACAGATGACTTCCCATCAGGGTTCGCTTTACGTTTCGACCAAGCAGTATTCCCAGGGCGTCTACGTGTCGTCTACAAAGCCGCATACACAGCATCATCCACAGAAGCAACAGACATCAACAGCGGATGCGGTGTACAAGAAACAGTCACAGACATTGTTGCTTTGGGCGCACAAATACGGTTGATGTCACCACGCGAAGTTAAACGAAATTTCACAGAATCACAAGGCGATACACGCCGCGCAGAAGAAGTTTCTATGGGTGCTGTCGCTAACAGCATCACAAGTCTTATCAGGTTGCGTCGTGACCGTATCCAAGCAGAAGCAGCACGTCTAGCGAGAGCATACCCAACTTTCTTATCTAAGGATTAAACGGTGGCGACATTACTTCGTTTCACCGATGCGTTCTATCCAGCGCCACGTTTCTTCGCAGGTGGAACAACAACACAACTCGTACCAGATATCTTCCCAATTGCCATCAACGGCAGACCATACCTAATCGACCAAAAAGCGGGAACATTCACTAGAGGTTTCGAGCCACGTGTCCGAGATTCGGTAGACCAATCAACAAGCCCAGGCGAAGCAGCAATCAACCCGCAAGGATTATGGCGTCGAGGTGAAGCATCATGGCATTTCGGTTCAGGTCAAAAGTATGCTGACACAGCCGAAGCACAAGACTACCGTTACTTCTCAAGCAAAGGTGTAAACCCTTGGTCCAAAGGACAGTTAACTTTGCTGAACGCAACAAAGCAATCCTATTCGTCAGCGAACACAAACCTGCAAGTGGTCGTAGCAAACAACGAACTATATATGTTAGATGGGCAAACTGTCCGCTACTCATCCAACCCGTTCGCAGCGTCACCAACATGGACATCGGTAACAGGGTTACCTGCGCTCACCCCACGAGACATCGCATCAGACGGCACAAACGTCTATCTGACATACGCTGGCACATCAAACAGTTTCGGACTATGGAAAGTTGACTCCACCCACACCGCATCAAACGTCGCTTACGGTCACGAATTCTCTTATGTAGATTTCGTCAAAGGACACCTCATGGTGTCAGGTAACGGCTCATCAAACGCAACAGAACTATTCTACGACCCGACAGGAAACGTAGCAGGCGACGACTACACACACCCTATATCGACATGGAACTGGATAAGTTTCGCTTCAGGTCAAAACGCCATTTACGCCGCAGGATACTCAGG